TACATATTGTGGTTTTTCTGGTCCTGATCTGTCTGCTGCTACTATTTTTTCCTGTACCATTTTTGTTACCATTATTTTATCTTCTATTTCTTTTTTTTCTTCTGCGATCTTTTTTGCTTTAACCGGATCTGATCTTATTGCCTTTATTTCTTCTTCTTCCTTTTTTATTAATTCTTTCTCCATTACTTTTATTTCTTCTTCTTTTTCAGCAATTTCTTTCATTGTAGCACCATTTTTAGGACCACCTAAAGGAATGTATATAGTTGAATCTTCAGATCCAAATAAAGGTGAAATTAGAGCACCATTTTTAGATCCAAATAAAGGTGGAGGTGGGGCAGCTACTGGTTCTGTTCTAGATGAATTGGCAGATGACATTGTACCGGAAGATTCGCTATATGATACTGGACACATAGCAGATATTAGATTTATTAATTCTTTTCTAATAATATCTCCATCAAGAAATCCTTTTTTATTTGATGAATTTTTCAAAATAACATCAATTGCATTTGTAATTAATGATTTATATTGAATTGCTTCTTCTTCATTTTTTGATATTTTTTGAATAAGAAGATTCATTGATGGAACTGGTATTCTACCTAAGTTGTATGATTCTCCGTTCATAACTAATTTTAAAACTTCAGATGGTTTTAATTCTTTTCTTGATATTTCATCAAATATATTTGTTGCTTCATCTCCATGTAAAAGAGTTATAATATTATTTCCATGTTCTCTACAAAAACTACGTTCTTTAAATGCAAGTATTCGTTGTATTGCCTGTAAATTCTGAGCAGTGATTTTACTATCCGTTGAATACTTTATACCAATTGCCCCTTCATACCTTCTTCCTGCATTATATCTAATATTATTATTAGATGGAGAATTACCCATTTATTCTATTCTTTAGTAATTTAAACAAAGAAATTAAATTAAATTAAAAATTAAATTAAAAATTAAATTAATTTTTAAAAATTTAAAGAAACATATTAAGAATAAAATAAACAGCTAAAAAAATAAATGCAATTTTTTTATAGTTTAAAGGAGCTGAACTTTTATAACTTATTTCTTTTACAAGTATTGTTTCATTTGGTGCAGCATTAAATATAACATTAACTGATTGTTTTCCAATAAATGGAAGTTTATTAAAATTATCTGATCCAATATGGATATTTTGTTTAATAATTCCATTAAGTGTTAAGGGACTCATACCAGGTTTTGAAATACTTATAGTACTATTTGGACCTGTAAGTGCATTTATATTTACATCTAAATACCCGTTATTTACATTTAAAGTTGCTATATTAACACCTGATAATGATTTATTTAAAACAGGTAAAGTAATTGTATTAACATTTGAACTTACTGTACTTCCATTTTGTGAATATGATGCTGGTGTAGAAGACATTTTTATAAAAAATAAAATACCTTTAATAAGTAAAAGTATTTTATTTTTGATGGAAATTTTTATAATACTTTTACTTTTATTTTTACTTTTACTTTTAAGAAATAAAAAAAAAAGTAGTTTCAGTAAAGATCAAAGGATTGCAATTATTTCAGTTATGTATAAACCAAAAAATATTGAATCATGGTTAAAAATTCACCGTGATCTTGGTATTTCTCATTTTTATATCCGTTTAGAAGATACACCAGATTTGGTAAACTTTCTTAGTTCTCAACCAGACGTCACATTAGAAGTTGGTACAAGTAATGCATCAAACCAGTATAATTCAATAATGGATCGTCAATTAAAAATGGCAAATGATGCTCTTATATTATGTAAAGAAAGTGGTATTTCCTTTTTAATTCAAATTGATTGTGATGAAATACTTGAAGGTGATCTTAATGAAATTAGAAATTTACCTGAATCAGTTGATACATTTTGGATGCAAAACTTTGAAGCAGTATATGCTTCAATTCCAACTAGTGAAGACAATTGTTTTGAAGCAAAATACTTTAAAGATTGTGGTAAATCAGATTCAGGATGTGTGAGTTATATTAATGGAAAAGGTGGATGCCGTGTAACTAACAATACAGAATCAGATGGTTGTCACCGATTTAAAGGAAAAAAGAAAGAAGTAAAATTAAAAAATATGATAGTAAAACATTTTGAATCATGTGATTTTGAACAATACATAAAAAAATATCAAAGATATCAAAAAGGAGTAGTCTTAAAAGATATTCCTTTTCCATATTATAGAGAAAGTATACTTGCTAAAGATGATACTTCTAAATTAAAGGATATATTTACAAAATACCGTGTTGGTTAAAATTCTTTTAACGTCTTCTACGTTTACCAAATAAAGAATTTGATTTTCTAAACCTATCAAGTGCATTATTTCCATATTTTTTATATAAAAAGAATATTAATGCAAAAAGAAGAATGGATTTTATAAGATCCATGTCAAATAATGGTTGTGCTATTAAAAAATAAAATAAAACAAAACCTACTAAAAGTTGAAGAGGGTTTGTTCTCATAAATGAAAGGTCTATTGTTGTCATTGTGTGTGTGTATGTAATTTATAATATTATTTTTATTTTGTTATTTTAATTTTGTTATTTTTAATTTTGTTATTAAAAAATCTTTTATTTTGTAATTTATATTATTATTTTACAAAATAAAAATTTTTTATTCTTCTTTGAAGAATGGTTACTTTACTCTTTCTGTCATCGGAATCTTTATTTTATCAAAAGATCCTCATTTTAACGTGATCCTATTAAAACACTAAATAGAATCACCATACCTTGATTTTTACAAAAAGAGTACATGGACTTTGTTTTTGTATTTTCAAAAAATAAACAAAAATTACGTTTAATTTGAGTAAGCAAGACCTCCCATACCAGACATAATACGAAGAACGTTGTAGTTCACGGCATAGATGTACAGGGCATTGACATAGTCACCAGTGAAGTACAACTGGGCAGTGTCAATACGAGAAAAGTTGCAAGTACCAGATGGTTGATGTTCCTCAGGGCGAAGAGCAAATGAGTACACACCAATGGAATCAGGAACTCCAGTGGCACCGAATCCAGTGTGGGACTCCCAGATCTGGTTACGGGTGAAGTACTTAAGATTGCGCTGAGTGAAACGATCGGTACCGTTGAGGATAATCTTGCACTGAAGTGGGGTGGTAGCACCGGTGTAAGTGCTTGAACCTCCAATTGCAGTGTTGTTGACAATGCTTGAAGGAGTAGCGGCACCTTCAATGGTGTCAGCACTGCTATTTGATGCAACAAGTGCAATTGGAGCACCAACCCAGATGAGTTCCTTAACGGGGTGGTTAAAGTTAAGGCGGATGGTGTTGGTGGTGGAAGTTCCAGATGATGCCTCCTGCTGGGTCTGAAGTTGATCAATAAGGTACTCATGAGCATTCTGGGCAAACTGGCGACGCTCAGTGGTGTCAAGGTAGACATAGTCGGCATAGACAGTGAGGTTGCAAGCACCGGAAAGACCGGTAGTGGCATTTCCACCAGCAGAGTAACAAAATGATGAGGTGCTGTTGAAGGTGATGTTAAACTTAACATCGTGGTACTGAAGAGCAATAAGAGGAATGGCAAGACCAGGGTTTCGGCAGAACCAGAAACGCATAGGAATGTACACTTCACTTGGTGCAGCAGTGGTGGTGGCAGCAGCACCAGCCTGGTGAGTGTATGTAAGACGCTGGTACTTGGTGGAAGGGTTGGTGTCAATGGCACCTGATCCACCGTTAGGGGCAGGTTCAACACCATTAGTTCCAAGTTCGCCCTGAGCACCAGTGGGGTTGAGTTCAACAAGATCACGCCATACAGTCAACCAGGTTCCATAGTGACGATCAATGAGCTGACCTCCAATTTCAATTTCAAGGTACTGAAGAAGAGCATGGGAAATGTCGCTGGCAAGAGCAGTTGCGTTAGCAGTCACAAGGGCAGCTGGGTTGTACTGAATCCAAAGATTCTTAAGAAGATCTCCGTTACGGGAAATTGTTACTGATACACGGGAACCAGCAGCAATAGAACCATTGATGGTCTGCTGAATAGACTCAATGGCAAAGTTGGTGTGACGACGGTAAACAGACTTAAAAAAGGTAATCTGGGGTTGACCAGTAAGGTAGATATCCTGGGCACCATATGCGACAAGTTGCATCAATCCTCCTCCCATTTTTGATAAGTAGTGTGTGTTTTGTACTTTTTATCAACATTTTATTTTTTTAAAAAATTCCGAAAAATTAAATTAAATTAAATTAAATTAAATTAAATTAATTTTAAAAAATTTGGTACATTTTTTTGAATTTCTTAGAGATTTTTATATTTTTCTTTATGATTTTTACTAATAAATTAGTTGACATTTATACTTATTAATTTCCATACGCCAAACCAGACATACCCCCCATTATCCTTAACACATTGTATCCTGGTGCGTACAGTGTATAACTTGGAAGTTCTGTGTAATTTTGTAAAGGAACAGAGTCTTGGTTACCAGGTGAAACAGAAGTATTTCTTAGATAAAACCATAATTGTGAGGTATCTATACGTGAAAAATTACATGTTCCTGAAGGTTGGTGTTCTTCAGGGCGTAATGCAAAAGAATAAGTATAAATGTAATTTCCTGGAATACGTGTGTGATGTGTGTAGTTTTGTGTAAGTCTAAAGTATTCTCCCTTACGTTCTTTAAAACGGTCCGTTCCGTTAATCATTAATTTGAAATTGTACATTGGTGCAAATTGTGAAGGTGTTCCATTAGGAATAATATTAGTTCCTATAGAAAAATCATTATCTTGAGCATATGTTCCATTCCTGTTAAATACCCATACCAATTCCTTTACAGGATGATTTAAATTTAATCTAATATAATTTTCTTCAGTTAAACTTGCAACATTTCCTGATTGCGACTGCACTTGTTCAATAAGATATTCATGTGGATTTTGTGCAAACTTTCTTCTTTCAGATGTGTCAAGAAAATAATATGTATTCCATATCCTGAAATTATTATTTGCATTGAGTTGAGGACTCATTCCATTAAATGTTGGTTCTACGTAGTTTCCATTTGTTATAGCAACCACTAAATTTTGAAATGTTTGAAATGTAATTTTAAGTTTTACTTCATGGAACTGTAAAGCAATCAATGGAATTGCTAAACCTGGATTACGACAAAACCAAAATTGTAAAGGAACTTGAACTAAATTACCAGGTTCATAAGAAGTATCATAAGGTTGCCATATTGCTGATGAATAATTCTTTCCAACCATAGTTCCATAACCTTGAAGTTGTGATCCTGCTAAATTTAATTCAGACCAAATGTCCATCCATTGTCCATATTGTTCATCCATTTGTTGTCCACCAATTTCAACAGTAACGTTTCTAATAAGGTAATTTCCAATACCTTGAATGTATCCAAAATAATCATATGTTCCAGTTACGTATTGATTAGGGTTAGGTAAATAAACATCTATAACAACATTTCCTAAAAGATCACCATTTCGTGCAACAACAATAGTAATATTTCCTCCAAAATTAATATTTCCATCAATCAATTGTACAATAGATTCCATAGAAAAATTAGTATAACGATGATACACTGATTTAAAATATGTTATTTGAGGATTTGTTGTAAGATATACATCTTGAGATCCATAAGCAGCAAGTTGTACTAATCCACCACCCATTGTTTTACTTTACAATTTATTAAAATTATTTCTTTAATTAAAGTTATTTTTTTTACTTTTGTACATTTGATATATATTTTTAGAACCTTTACATTTTTTTACTGTCCACCCTAAATTTAATAAATAATATATAAAAAGCGATCTAAAAATTACAATTAAACTTATATTATCCATAAACATGCATTAAAAGAAACGTTTATAATTAATTGTTATTTCTTACGAAATTGCAAAATAAAAAAAATAAATGGTAATTTATTATGGAATCAAAAAATAATTTACATGGTATATTGACTAAAAATGTCAATCTAAAAATAGGGATAGTTTTAAATTATAAAAATGCGGAAAAGAAAAAAGATGAATTACTCTCGGTTGATTTAAAAGATAAACCGTGGTTAAATTTAGGAAATAATTCACGATATAAACCTTACATTGTTTTGAAAAAAAATAAAAAATTTGTTCCAGCAGATGTTGCAATAGGGTTATATATAGAAAGTCATTATCCTGATATAAAAGTAGATTACATAACACCTGAAGAAATAACAACACGTCGTTTTAAACAAAATGATCTTGTTTTTATTATTATATATGATCTTTTAGAAGCATTTCATCTTACTAAGAAAAATAATTTCCACAAGTTTAAATTAGCACTTAAAAATAGTAATAATGTGTATCCTCCATATCAGTATCAAAAATTTATTAATAATAAATGTTTGTATTATAAATACCTTGGTAAAAAAGGAATACCTGTTGCACCAACGCATTGTGTAACTAAAGAAAAATGGTATACAAGAAATCCAAAAATGTATATTTCAAATTTAATAACAAAGGTAAAACATAATAAATGGGATTCAATAATAGCAAAACCAGTGTATGGACAAGAGTCAAAAGATTTTGCAAAATTTTTAAGTTGTAAGAAAAATGGATTACGTTGTCAAGAAAACCATCTTCTTCGTTATTTTGCACGTAATATTCCAAAATACAAAAGTATAGTTATACAGGAATATATCAAAGGATTTGATAAAAAGAATCCAGAAATACGAACGTACTTTATCAATGGTAAATACATGTATTCCATAATAACAACATCTGATGATGTTGAATTACCTGTTCAAGAAGGTGGTAAATTTGAAATACCACAAGATAAATGGAAATATGCAATGGAACTTGCAAATAAAGTAATGAATTCACTGCCAAAAATAGATCTAAGTAGTAAGTATCCAATTTTAACACGAATAGACCTTGGTTCAGGTCTTGAATCAGCACCTCACTCACTCTTTGTGAATGAAGTTGAATTTGTTCCAAGTTTGTACATTGAAGATCAAAATAATCCAATTATTGAAAAAATATCAGAATGTGTTGTTGATGTAACCAAAGAATACAAAAAGAAAGGAAAGGATTCTGTGAAGGTTAATTTTTAAATTTTTAAAATAAAAAAAAATAAAAAAAATTAAAGTTAAATTAAATTAAAATAATTTTAAACAATTTTAAATTATTTTAATATAATGACTCACTTTTTAAAGAAATAACTTTAATTTAACTTTAATTTTAATTTCTTTTTTTCAAATAGTTAACGACGTGTACGACGTGTGCGACGACGCTTACCAAATGAAGTACCATTTACAAAGAAATCTACTCCCTCCTTTAAACCGCATACAGTAGTTAATAGTTTTATTATTAATCCTTTTACTACTATTTTGTTTGGATCACATCCAGAATCATCATCATAATCATCCATGGGATCATATTTGCACATTTTAAAAACACCTAAATAACCAGCAAGATTTCCTAAAATTTTATATTTTTCCGAATAAATAGGTGACGTGTGTTGCGGTTGCATGTCATGTACAGCATGTTTATATGCTTCTTCTAGATTAATTGAAATTTCAGGATAATCGTTTTCCTCTTGTAAAAAATCGTATAAACCTTTAAGTACAGCACGAATATTATTACTACGACCATTCTTATACAGTTCTAATTCTGTAATAAATTCCTTTATATTTTTACCAGTACCAAAACCAAATCTTGAACGACGTTTATGAACTTTACGAACTTTACGAACTTTTATTTTACGTTTAAGTTGTTTCTTAAGAACTGTTACACTTTTGTAAACACGTTTTTTACCAACTTTTTTGGTTACCTTAATTCGGTACTTTTTGCAAAGTTTTATTAAACGAGCAGGTGGTTTACGACCTTTACCTTTTTTTACTGAATGCTTCTTTTTCTTTTTTCCGAATAAAAAACCGAGCATCCGTTATTATTATATTAAAATCGTTTATTTTTTTTTGTAAACAATTTTAAAATAATTTAATTCCGAACTTTTTTAAAGGTAAATTCGTTTGTAACATTTCTTTTTAGTTCTACAGTAGTGACAATCTGGACATACTTCACAAACACTTTTACAATTTTTGCAAATAGTATGTCCACATGGATCAATGAAATAATCAACTTGATGTTCTAAACAAATTTGACAAATTGTTGTGGGAAGAATTGTTCCAGATATAATACTAATTTTGGATTTTGTTTTTTCAAATTCAATATTTGCGTTATCATATTTAATAATTAATTCATCTAAATTTAAAGAAACAAAATAAGAATGAATTTTCTTTTCAAGAATATCTTTAATAAGTATATCATTTTCATCTGGAGTTCCTGACCTATGAATAAAATGAACACAGTTTTTTA